GCACCACTTCGCAACTGTATCAATAACGTCTGTCACTTTGTATTTTGCTGTTTTTGCCCTTTTTATACGTTCATCAACAAATAATTTACCGTATTCATCGCAAAGGCTTTCATAGGTAGTTTTGGCAGTGTGTGCGTGTGCTGGTTCCGGTGTGCTGTTCTCTACTACACTACCCTCTACTACACTAACCTTACCTAACCTTACCTTACCTAACCTAACCTCGGTTGCCGACTGGTTGCCAGTTGGTTGCCAAGTGGTTGCCAGCTCAATTACTTCTGTATTTTCAGATAATTTTTCAGTATATGAGCCATTTTCTTTCAGGTCTAATAATGCAAGTTCTTCTTGATATTGTGTAGGATGATATCTGTCTTTTCGGAGCAAATTATGCATCCGCCAGTGCTTGATAACAATTACACCATTGTCAAAAGTTAGAATAAAACGTTTCAGTACCAGGAGCTTCAAATCATCTTCAGAAGCTCCAATCATGCGCTGAATTTTTTTCGGATTATTCACAAATCCATCATCATCTGCTCTCATATTCAAATGAAAATAAAGAGCTTGTGTAGTAAGAGGCATATCAAGAAATGCATCGCTATCACAGATTTTCTGTGTAAACATTCGCTTTTCAGCCATTTAACTCATCCCCCTTTTTAACTAGAACGGAAGTTCGCCGTCGTCTGGATAGTTCATAAATCCATCATCATCCACATGTCTCTGTTCCGGAGCAGGGGAATAAGTTCCCGCTCCTGCTGCCTTGCTCTCACAGAAATAATGTTCTTCCACAACCACATCGGTCGTATACACTTTTGCTCCATCACGGTTTGTATAGCTTCCAGTCTGGATTCTTCCACAGATACAGATTTTCGTTCCTTTTTCCAGCCATTTCTCTGCGAAATCTGCCTGCTTTCCAAACGCAACGCATCTGATAAAATCAGCAGATGCATCCCCCTCTTTCTTGAAACGTCTGTCAACCGCAAGGGTATATCTTGCAATCGCTGTCGAGTTTTCGCCAGGGGTATATCTAACCTCTGGTGCTGCTGTTAATCTTCCCATTAATGCTACTTTATTCATTTCTATTATCCTCCTGTTTTTGTTCTTTTTTTACTGCTTCTGGTCGCCTAGAAGTAGCAAATAATTCCATTAGCATATAATAATCATCATAAGAAATATCTTCGATTCTCTGCGCTGTAGAACCTTTTTTGTTTAAATAATCTAAAATATTCTGCTCACTTTTTCCTGCATATCGCAGTGCAACACGAATATTATTAAGCTCTTTTTCGGTCAAAAACTCCTCTTCTGAATCTCTCATTGCTCCCTCTGTCGGGATGCAAAAAAGTTGAAAACAAGCATATTTAAATGCAGCTGACAAGGCTTTATTTAATGCCTTATCTCCATTATCCATCCCTTCGCCTACGATTGACACAGTGACTTTTGAACCGTCCTCTACTGACATAAAATGATAATCGACTTTCACAATTGAACGTTTCATTGTTAAGTCTTTTCCAGATGCTTCTGTGATTGCTTCGATGTCCTTAATCTCAGGTACACAAAAGACTTTGTATTTAATCATAAGAGGCTGTAAAGCATTAAGTACATCGTCAATGCCTCTGTAAGAATACGAAAACTTATTCGCTTTTGCCGTTCGGTTTTTCCCAATCGGACCAATATTTTCCATGATTGAGGCAATCGCCCCATAAATTTTTTCCATTTTTCTTTTCTACTCCTTATCGGATTCTTAAGGATTCAGTCTGCTTTGTCTCTGCAATCCCTGCAAACTTCTCCGGATTTGCTTTGACATCTGCAAGCAGTCGAGTTCTATCTAACTTCGGTTCCTGCGAAATCAAATACTTAGCAGGAATTTTCGACTCATCAATAATATTCAATGACTGTGGATTTTTCTGAATTGAATATGAACGAAAATCTGTTTTCAGCTTTCTTACATCCATCATTTTCATTGCGTTTTCGAGGTTATTTTTTAAGTGATTGGTACGATTCTTAAGCACCTTTTTCATGTGTGTCAAACGCTCAATTTCCTTATCAATTTTCTCGATATCACCGCTCAAATTGGTGATAATCATTGCATAGCTGTCCGCTTTTACTTCCAGTTCTCCCTGAATAGATGCAAGAGTATCCGCAAATACAGTTGCATCCACGTCGGTATCTTCTGCCATCTGACAAAGCGTCAAATATTCCCCTGTGATTTCGTAAAGTTTTAACATTTTGTATCCTCCTTTTTGGTGATTAAAATTGTTCTTTCTAACGTTTCATGCTCTCTTGCCTGTTCTCTTCTATGTCCGGCAGAGGTCGCACTTACAGAGCATCCGACACCGAC